ATCAAGATAAGATAATGCTTGAGAAATGTATCCATTAATAGACCCAATAACACCACCAACTTCTGTGGTAAATTCTTGTATTGCAGGACCTATTGTATCATTAATTGTCGATGTTACTGAAGATAATGTGCTGCCAACCAATGCTTCTACTGCACAAAGAGGAACACTAATTGCAGAGTCTGCAAGTTGCAATAAAAATTCAGTAAAAAATTCTGCAAGTTGTTTAATTGTTTTCAAAAATGCACACTGAATAGCATCAACTACTTTATCAGTGGCGAGTTGTTTGAAAAGTTTAATATCCTTTGGTAATAATCTACCTATAATTTGTTCCAGTTGAGCATAAATTTGACCTAAGACTAAATTTTTTGCTCTTAAAATAAATCTACTAAACAAATCAGTCAATACAATTGTCACTTGTCCAACAAGTGCTGGTATATTACTTATTGCATTTAAAGCTGGATTGATAAAACCATTTGTAATTTGTTGTGCTGTTAATAAAAATTGTTTAAGTGCTTTTACTATTTTTCCAAACGTACTATCTGATCTATCACAGGTTTGAACATTAGAAACAACTACTGTTCCTGCTTTACCTCCAATATCAGTTTTATCTGATCCTGTTGTATTTACTGACCCATCTTCTGTTACTACTTGATTACTTGGATCTGGAACATTAGTGGCTTTAGTATTTGGATTTGTTGCACTTCCAGTCTTTGAATTTACATTATTTTCATTAAAAGCAGAAGTTTTTCTTTGAAATGTATTAAATTTATCTGTTCCTTGTTCAAAAGTATTTGTATGGTCTACATCATATCCAGAAAATAAACCTCCTATGATAACTGGTTGTTGAGCATTATCACCATCCAGAAAAAAACCTATAACTGTTTCTCCTCCATTGGGAATTGTCCCACCAGTATTTCCACCATTTCCACATCCCATATTCAATGGAACAAGAACATGTGCCCAAGGAAGTTCATCATCATGTATGACACTTTGAAGATCTGGGTGATAACCCATAATTCTAACTTTGGCTTTATATCCTCCACCAATGTTAGAGTCTTGAATTTTTCCATAGTCTGTAACTTTACCAATGAACCATCTAAAGGATTCTTTACCTAAAAAGTTGGGACTAATTAGGGATTGCTCAAGCATCATAAGTCGTATACCTTACATTCTAAAGCATCTGGATTTTCATCACAAAATAATTCCAAAGAAGTTGGGTCATGATCATCTTCTGGATGATTAACATGATACTTCTTCAAAGACTCTAACTCTTCTTCTACGTGTCTACGTCTTTGAGATGAAAGCATAGGATTACTTAGTTCATCTATGTCTTTTTGGATATGATCGTTGATGTTAGACATTTTGTTTGACTCCATAAGAATCCCTAATTAACTTAAGTCCAGTGTATCCTTTATTTTGCGAAAATACATGGGATAATTCTTTAATCAAATAGAATCCAGATTTATTATCATCTCTAACTTTATCAGTTCCAACTTTAATTTCTGGAAATTCTAACTTAATTAAATCACCAACAGTCAATTTTAAATTTAAGGGGATTGTTATATTTAACTTTTGAGAAAATGCAAGATTGTATCTTGCCAATGAAGCTGCCTGATATAAAGTAGTTTTATCTTCATTAGGATTATTTATTGCAGCAGTATTAGAATCTTCAAGTATTGCTGGGTCTGCATTAAAATTATCTAAAGTTCTTACCATAACTCTTGATGGATTTTTATCGAGGTCTAAAGGAACTTGAGGTTTTTTATTTGACCCTGATGTATGCTCCATCAAATCATAACTACTGTTTAAAGAGTAATCATATTCATAAAATTTTCTTGAATTAATATCAAAGAAGTAACTTTTACTTGCATACATTCCTATCCTCAAGTTTTCCATAATATTTACGTTCTTTTCAAAAGTTGGAGTGTTCTGAATTAAAAAATTAGAATCATAACTTGCAGGATTTCCAACTGGATTGTATCTGTATGTCACATATGGTTTTGTATTTGTTGTCCCCAACACATATCCACTGATTAAAGAATCTAAACTTTTAAAATTAAATCCATTTTTATTTTGATAAAAAAGAAATCCTGCAGTCCCTTCAGTTGGACTGGACTTATTTTTTCCTGGTATAGATTTAGGACACAACCAAGTTACAACAGTAAAAGGTCTTTTTGTATTTCCATAAAAGACATAATCATTTTGAGTTTGTTCTATGTTATTTTGATCATAATTATTAGTTTTTAATACATCTTTTAAAATTTGATTTACACTATTGCCAATATTACCTTTATACTTTCTAACCACTCTTGAAGTTTCATTCTGAAAAACTTCAGCAGGACATAACTCTACAATAAATGCTTCTCTTGTATACTCTGTAGTTGAAGCATAGATTTTGTAAATGTAATAGTTAGTCTTATTACTATCTTCCTTTAAAGAAATAGATTCCCCTGTAGCAGTTTGATCTATAATTAATCTAACTCTCTCTCCACCTTTAAGTCCATTTTGTCCTGATGTTCTTCCATCAATCAACGAAGATAACTTACCATCAGTGTCTACAAGTAATACTGTAAGAAAAATAGATGGCGAAAACAAGTCTTCATAATATTGAACAGCACTCACATAAGGAGTCATATTATAAAACTTAGTATCATCCTGTGACTCAATCAAAAACTCTCTAAGTTTCCAATTAAAATATGAACTTGTATCTTCCATGCTATACAGTATTAAGAAGGACTCTCTTATAGAAACTATTTAACAACTGTTGCTCTGATGGACCTGTCATCATCATAGGAACATCTTCAGATGGCATAGGTTGTTGTTGTGGTTGTGACACAGGATAAAATGCCGTGACTTGTTGTTGACTTCCTTGTTGATATGGAAGAAAACTTCCAACAGGTCTTGGTGTTCGTGGTGGAGGTGTAATTGAAGGAGGTCTACGTGGAGCAGGAGGTTGTTGTCTTTCTAATAGTGAAGCAGCATCAGATTGTCCAATTGCTCTCAATTGTGCTGCAGTGCTTGGTCTGGAACCAGGAGGTTGTGGTTGTGTTGATTGTTGCTTAACTCTTACATCGCCACCAAATCTAAAAATTCTTGGTGCTATTGCAGTTGGATCAATTCTTCCTGAACCATTTTCATATTCAAAATGCAAATGCGCTCCTGTAGAGTTTCCAGATCCTGGAGCACCAGGAGCACCACCAACTTTTCCTATTACTTGTCCAGGAGAAACTTGAGTTCCTGCTGCAACATTTATTTGACTTAGGTGTGCATACCTACTTATAGACCCATCTTGATGTCTAATCTCAACTACTGCTCCCCATCCACTGGGGTCATAATTCATATCTGCAACAGTTACAGTTCCTGGTTGTATGATACTGATTGGAGTGCCAACTGATCTATTATAATCGTTCCCCTTGTGTAGTCTTCCTCCTCTTGGGCCATAAGCAGAATCTGGTCTTCCTGGAACTTCTCCTCCAGTTGCTTCTAAATCTTGAAGGGATTCACCAGTAGTTAATCCTCTATTTCCAGTTTCAATAACTCCAGACTGTTCCCCACCCATTCCCATACCACCTTTAAATCCTTTAACAAATTCTTCAAATTTATTAACTGCCTTTTCATAACCATTCAAAGTTTTTCTAAAGGTAAGTGCTCCACCTTCTTCCTTCTTACCCTCAACTGCTTGTTTTTGTTTTTCTGTTTGTTGTTTTAACCTATTTTGCTGAGATTTATTTGCCAGTGCTTCTTTTTCACTTGAGCCACTTAAATCACGAACAAGATTAGTTACATCTAATGCAAATGATGCAATAGAAAGTAATCCAGCAACTGGCAATCCAATTCCAGTAGCAGCAGATGCAGCAGCAAGTGCATCTAAAGTTGCTGATGTTCCTGCTATTTTAGCTCCTGTGTAATCACCTTCACTTGTTCTCAATCCTGCATCAATAGCCCCAACTGCAGCACCAACGCCTGGAATAATTGCTTTACCAAATCTACCAAATGCTTTTCCAACTTTTGAGGTGTCTGCCCCATACTTTGCCATTTGCTCTGGACCACCACGAGAAAATGCCCCTGTAGGAGAAATAGTTCCTCTACGAATTAATCTTGCCCTATCACCAATATTTGCACTACCTTGAATGAATCTTGCTTGTGATGCATTTAATCTACTTATAGACCCTGGTTTTAATGGTTTGGGAGGAGTAACTCCTACTTCAGGACCAACACCTCCTCCTCTTCCCCCTCTACCCATCAAAGCACCAGCACCAAATCCCAACAGTGAAGGTCCAAGAGTTAATCCTGCTGCAACTAAACCAGAAGCTAATGCCCCACCCCAATCACCTTTAGAACCTTTTTGAACTGCTTTAAATGCTGCAAGTGCTCCTATTGCTTTGAGAGGATCATCAGCAGATCCTGGCGTAAAAAAGTTTCCAACATACTTTTTAATGTCTGGTAACTTAACTTTTACTCTTTGTTTTTTACGAAATGATCTATCATTTTGTTTCTGAATAGTTTCTAATCGTTTTTTATATCTGTTTAATACTGAAAGTTGGGTTTTCTTTTGGTAACTTCCCTTTTCAAAAACCTTTCTAAGTTTAGTAGAAGACTTTCTAGCTTCAGTAGAAACCTCAACAAGATTATTAAACTTCGTAATCTTTGCTACTATTCTTGGTTTTACAACTGGTCTGTTAAGAAGTAATGTTGGGTCCATTTATCAAACAATCTGATAGATTAGTTTAGAATACAAAGCCAAGAAGTTTTCAGGATAAGTAGTATCTATTGATGGAACAGTATCATTTCCTCCAGAAACTGCAGATGCTTGGGAAGATTGTTGTTGAGTTGGTAAAGGAAGAACTGTAACTTGTGTTTGTGGTGCTCTTGGAGCAGCAGTTGCTGCAGATCTTGGTGCTGGTGCAACAGGACTTATTGGTGGTGTTACAGTTCCAGGAGATGATATTTGCCCTAAGAAAGTTTGAAATCTTCTATAAAAATCTGATGTATGAACATTTTCTTGAGATCCTCCAGGAAGAGATGGCCAAACTCCTTTTAATTTATTCACTACTTCATTGATTTTACCTGACCTAATTAAATTAACTATTTCCTGTTCTCCTCCAGAAAAAAGACCGGCAAGATATGCTCTATTAATTTTGTATTGATTTTCTTGATTATACAATGCTGTTGATGGATCTAACCCTGCTGCTAT